GAAAGATCTATCGCCCTGAGAATTTTAAAAAGTTGGCAGTTGTTAGACTGTATCCAAATGATGTCATTAAGTTTTACTGGAAAAAACGACAGCAAGCATTGAGAGCAGAATAAATGCCATTTGGATTTGGAAAATTAAATACACTAGAAGCCAAACTGGTTATATATGAAGACCTCTCTAAGGAGATGTTGGATAAACTTGAGAGAGCAGTAAGTTCTATTCAAGATAATAGTAATAAGGTTGCTATCATCCTTGAGCGTCATGAGAATAGACTTGACGAGGGTGATAAAGCGAATGATGCAATCATTAAACTCATCTCTAGAGTAGAGAAGCAGGTAGAAGGATTGCAGATTAAGGTGGAAGATAATCAGAGGACTGTTTGGAAGGTGTCCTGGGGTGCCTTGGTGATCATTGGTGCAATTCAATTACTGCCCCTCTTGGGGTTGACCATTCGCCCTGCCAATGATAAGATGTCTGTAGCGGCAGCAGATCATTGGACTACGTTGAGGACAAATACATCCGACTCCTCAGTTGCAGACTGGAGAAGTTTAAGCACGTAAAGTCTGGACTGTATAATTTTAGATGCCCCTATTGCGGTGACTCTCAGAAGAATAAGAGCAAAGCAAGGGGGTTTTTCTTTCTAAAGAAGACTGAGTATATCTTCAAGTGTCACAACTGTGGCATGGGTAGATCAGTCTCAAACTTCCTGAAGGATCATGCTGTTGATCTTCATGATCAATTTATCATGGAGAAGTATAAGCAAGGGATGACTGGTAAAGGTAGGCATACACCTAGTCCAAAGTATGTCAGTGCCACCCCATATTTCGCCAAGAAAGTCACAGATGTGACACCAATCAACGAGCTAAATATTGGGCACCTTGCTAGAAAGTATCTAGAAGATAGGAAGATACCAGCATCACAACTGGGAAGATTCTATTACGTTGATAAGTTTAAGAGGTGGGTCAACACCCAACGACAGACATTTGATAATCTCCAGAATGACAGACCTAGAATTATTATCCCTCTCATTGGTGCGGACGGTGTGTGGTTTGGCATTCAGGGTAGATCTCTGGCTCCAACTAGCACGTTACGATACATCACTGTGATGTTTGAAGATCGTCTAAAGTTATTCGGACAAGATATTATTAACCCTGAAGAGACAGTTTATGTTACAGAAGGACCATTTGACTCCACTTTCATTGCCAACTCTGTTGCTATGTGTGGTAGCGATGTTGACCACCGCTCTCTACCTTATAGATCTAGGGTCTGGGTCTTCGATAATGAGCCCCGTAATAGACAGATCGTGCAGAGAATCAAATCTGCGATAGAAAGTAAGGAGCAAGTAGTGATATGGCCCAAGGGTATATCACACAAAGATATGAATGATATGTTTATGGCAGGACTTGACCCTAGTGCTATAATTAAATCGAATACCTATCATGGGTTAGAAGCACAAATTAAATTCACAGACTGGAAAAAGGTATGAGCGACACAGTTGTAAAGCGTAATGGACAGGTTGAAGAGATTCACCTAAGTAAAATTCATGAAATGGTTGAGCACGCTTGCAGAGGACTTGCTGGTGTGTCAGAGTCGGCAATCGAAATGAATGCCAACCTACAATTATTTGATGGCATCAAGACATCAGACATTCAAGAGATCCTAGTACGGTCTGCTAATGATCTTATTAGTTTGGATGCACCTAACTATCAGTTTGCTGCAGCACGACTGCTGCTATTTGGACTTCGTAAAAGCGTGTATGGATTCCATCCAGACAACGCTCCACACCTTCAGAATCATGTGATCGAGTGTGCTGCTAGTAAAGTCTATGACGACAGCATTGTAGAGGCATATACAGATGATGAGTGGGATCAGATCAATGACATGATTGATCACGATAGAGACTATCTGTTTACCTATGCTGGTCTAAGACAGGTCGTTGATAAATATTTGGTACAGGACAGGTCGTCTGGAGATATCTTCGAGACTCCTCAGCAAATGTATATCATGATTGCTGCGACTCTGTTTCAACGATACCCTAAAGATACAAGACTTGATTATGTCAAAAGATACTACGACGCAATCTCGAAACACCGAATCAACATTCCCACACCTATCATGGCAGGGGTGCGAACTCCACTTCGACAGTTTGCTAGCTGTGTTCTTGTTGATGTCGATGACACCATCGATAGTATCTTTTCTAGTGACATGGCGATTGGTTACTATGTTGCTCAACGTGCAGGAATCGGTATCAACGCAGGCAGAATCCGTGGCATCAACGCTAAGATCCGAGGCGGAGAAGTACAGCACACAGGTGTTATCCCATTCCTCAAAAAGTTTGAAAGCACTGTCCGATGTTGTACTCAGAATGGCGTCCGAGGTGGATCAGCAACTGTCCACTTCCCAATCTGGCACCAAGAAATAGAAGACCTTATTGTCCTCAAGAATAATAAGGGCACAGAAGATAATCGAGTGAGGAAACTTGACTACTCCATCCAACTATCAAAGATTTTCTACGAGCGTTTCATTGCGGATGGAGAGATTAGCCTATTCTCACCGCATGACGTACCAGGTCTCTATGATGCTTTTGGTACTGATTCATTTGACCATCTCTATGTACGCTATGAATCAGATGAGTTTACTCCAAGAAAGACTGTCAAGGCGCAAGAGTTAATCCTTAGCATCCTGAAGGAGAGAGCAGAGACAGGTCGTATTTACATCATGAATATCGATCACTGCAACAGTCACTCTTCATTCAAAGACAAGGTTAACATGAGTAACCTGTGTCAAGAGATCACACTACCTACTGATCCTATCAATCACATTGATGATGATGGTGGTGAGATTGCTTTGTGCATTCTGTCTGCTATTAACGTAGGCAAGATCAAGAATCTAGATGAGTTGGAAAACCTTACAGATCTATCTGTGAGAGGACTTGAGGAGTTGATTGACTACCAGGAGTATCCTGTTGCTGCTGCTCGCCGTAGCACCATGGCAAGGCGCTCATTGGGTATTGGTTTCATTGGACTAGCACATTACCTTGCTAAGAATGGTGAGCATTATGATGATCCTAGGGCCCTGAAGATGGTCCATGAGTTGACTGAGGCATTCCAATACAACCTTCTTAAGTCTTCTTGCAAACTTGCTGAAGAGCGTGGTCCTTGTGAAGCATTTCATCGCACAAAGTATGCTGATGGACTTCTACCAATTGATACATATAAGAAGGACGTTGACGAGTTAATCAAACCACATTATAATTATGATTGGGATAGCCTTAGGTTGGATATCGAAGAGTATGGATTGCGACACAGCACTCTGTCCGCACAGATGCCATCGGAGTCTAGTTCCGTTGTGTCAAACGCAACCAATGGAATCGAACCACCTAGAGACTACTTGTCCGTTAAAAAATCAAAGAAAGGACCTCTTAAGCAGATTGTTCCACAATACAATTCCCTGAAGAATAACTATACTCTTCTGTGGGACATGACCTCTAACAAAGGTTACATTGAAATTACTGCAGTGCTCCAGAAATTCTTTGATCAAGCGATCAGTGGCAACTGGTCATACAATCCTGAAAATTTCCCTGATAATAAGATCCCTGTGTCCGTGATGGCAAATGATCTTCTTACTACCTACAAGTATGGATGGAAAACTTCTTATTATCAAAACACATATGATGCCAAGAGAGATCCCGATGTGGAAGAGTCTCAACAATCTAAACTAGACACCCTTCTGGGGGAGATTGACAATGGTGAAGAAGGTGAGTGTGATGCCTGCAACGTCTAAGGACATTACAATCACACTCAACAAAGATCTACAAGACGAGTTTGAGTCTTACCTTGAAGTCTGTAAGTCCTTGGAGTTTCCTCCAAGGATCAATGGCTTTCTAAATTATATCTACAACTATGGTACATGCAAAAATCCGAAGGAGCCACAAGAATGGGACTGACAGTCTTTAACGACAAGAAGGTAGACACCAAAACCCAACCAATGTTTTTTGGTGCTCCTTTAGGGATGCAACGTTATGATGAATACAAGTATGCTGACTTTGATAAACTAACACAGACACAGTTAGGATACTTCTGGAGACCTGAAGAGGTTTCCCTTCAGAAAGACAGGTCCGATTACAAAACACTGAATGATCAACAGAAACATATCTACACCAGTAACCTCAAGTATCAGATCCTTCTGGACTCTGTGCAGGGGCGTGGTCCTGGGATGGCATTCTCACCTTACTGTAGTCTTCCTGAGTTGGAAGGATGCATGGGAGTATGGGAATTCATGGAGCAGATTCACTCTCGTTCCTATACCCATATCATCAAAAACATCTACCCAGATCCAACAGAAGTCTTCGATACGGTATTAGATGACGAGAAGATTCTCGATCGTGCTAAGTCTGTAACCAAAGCATACAATGATTTCATTGAAGCAGCATCTGAGTGGGCATCCAGCACCATGTGGGAGAAGTCCTGGGAGGGATCCCCTACTCGTGACTGGACACTGAATGATGTTAAACGTAAACTTTATCTGGCGATTGCTAATGTCAACATCCTGGAAGGAATACGGTTCTATGTTTCTTTTGCTTGTAGTTTTGCTTTTGGTGAACTTAAACTCATGGAAGGTTCAGCAAAAATTATCTCCCTTATTGCCAGGGATGAGTCACAACATTTGGCACTGACTCAGAAGATCCTTTACAAGTGGAAGAAAGGTGATGATCCTGAGATGCAGGTCATCGCACAAGAAGAAAAAGAAACAGTGCGTCAGATGTTTATCGACGCAGTAAACCAGGAGAAAGACTGGGCAAAATATCTATTTGAAAACGGCAGCATGATCGGTCTTAATGAGAGACTGCTCTGTCAATACGTTGAGTGGATCGCTAACCGTCGCATGAAGGCAGTTGGTATCGATCCAGTCTATGACATCCCTGCTAAGAATAATCCCCTACCATGGACAGAGCACTGGCTAAATAGCAAAGGTCAGCAAAATGCTCCTCAGGAAACTGAGATTGAGTCCTATGTTGTTGGAGGTATCAAACAAGATGTTGAAGCAAGTACTTTCGGTGGTTTTCAACTATAATTATTCCATCAGTCGATGGATTGATAACCTACTACATGAAAAGAAAGAAGTGCAAAAGACCTATACAAGACGAGAAGGTGACTGGTTGTCCCAAGACCCTTCAAATTGGTATTCGGGACCACTTATCCTTCTTGAAGAGACTCAAGAAGGACTTAAAGAATACCAGACCAGTCAGAGCAAGACCAAAGCAAGGCAAAAAAAGGAAGTAACTTGCTAAATAGTTATGGATATGTTAGTATATCCATACGTTCATCCCCCGTAAGGAGGACGCAAGTAAGTCGCGGAACGGAGCGTTCATCCCATGATTGAATTTCTTTTATATTCAACACTCACCTGTGCTCAAACCGATGCAATTATATTGCGGATGAGACTGCACAAAGATCTTGACACTGAGTCTAAGGTTGAATTGGTTGAGGTAATGAAGGAGTCAAATCCTGAGTGTTACTGGGACGCACACGACTAAAGGAACGGGTTTAACCACCAACTACTTTAGGAGTACATCAATGACTACTATCACATATCGCGGTGTCAAGTATGATGCTGAGTCTTACAAGACAGCCGTGTTAGAAGAGCAAACTCAAACTCGCAATCATAATTTAATGTATCGCGGGATTAGAATCGAGCGTAAGTTCGCATCTAAGAGTTGATAACAGAGGCACCTACGGGTGCCTTTTTTATTGTTATAGATAGACGAAAGGGATTTATTATGAAACCAATTTCATTAGACGAATACCTCATTGCAGGTGAAGAGTTTTGGCCCAAGTATTGGTATGTTGCCAAGGAACTTGGAGAGAATGCTGAATCAAAAGATATCCTTAAGATCATGGAGTCTCTTGCTGGTGTTGCCATGAAGAATAGGTCAGAAGATAAAGCAGGACCATTCGGATTTAATAAGAAGAAGGAGACTGAAGAAGATGTCGAAGGATAAGATCGACACACAGGGCATGAGTCTCCCTGGCAAATCAAAGAAACCAAGTAGTTATGCTCCCATGCCTGTGAAGCATCGCACAATCTTCACAGCAGAAGAGCGTATTGAGTTGAAACAAATCATTCATGAAGCACTTGATGAGAGGATACCTAAGTGAAACCACAGAGTGCAAAGGGTAAGGGTAGACGATTCCAACAATGGGTGAGAGACATGCTCATCGAGCATCGTAATGTCCACCCTGAGGATATCGAATCACGAAGCATGGGTGCTGGTGGGGAAGATATTATGATGGCACGAGATGCTAGGCAGAAGTTTCCCTTCAGTATTGAGTGTAAGAATGTGGAGAAACTAAATGTCTATGATGCATACGAGCAAGCATGTGCTAACTCAGGTGACCATCAACCTATACTTTTCATGAAAAAGAATAGGAAGCAACCACTTGTGGTAGTGGACGCCGAATGGTTTATTAAGAATTTTAAGGGTTGACACTCGGACCCT